GATCGCTGGCCCTGTGCCTTGCGGTGCCGGGTCTGCCGGGCTGACGGGGCTGGTTACTGGCGTCCTGGGTTGGGAAACCGTCAGCAACGCCACGGCGGGCACGCTTGGCACGGTGTCACAATCCGACGAAGCATTGCGCGCGCTGCGGCGCAACACGCTCTTTTTGCAAGGGGTGTCTTTGATCGGCGCAACGCTTTCGGCAATCAACGCAATTAGCGGCGTCATTGGTTCGCAAGGTTTGGAAAATTTAAGTTGGGAAGAACAAACGATAAGCGGGATTGTAATGTCGTCCAAATCAATTTGGGTATGCGTTGACGGCGGCGCACCGGCAGACATTGCAACAGCGTTGCTTATCAACAAAAGCATGGGCGCCGGTTGGAACGGCGCACAAACCCTAAGCGTGATCGAACCGGCGAGCGGGCAGCCGTATTTGACGCAATGGGATGTGCCAACGCTTGTGCCAATTTTCGTGCAAATGACCGTGCGACAAGGCACGTTTGTTGGCGACCCTACGCAAGACGTTATCAACGCGGTTCTGGCGTTTGCAGCAAATTCAATCGAGGGGCTGCAAGGTTTTTCCGTTGGCGAAAACGCATCGCCGTTTGAAATTAGCGGGGCTGTTATTCAACAGTGCCAAGGTCTATACGTCAAACTTGTGCAAATTGCGCTTGTGTCCGGCGGTTCACTTGCACCGGCAGAATTGCCAATGGCAATAAATCAAAAAGCAACTGTTATCGAAACAAACATTTCCGTCATTCTGGTGACGTGATATGGGAACAATCCGCGAGTTCAATTTTTCGGTCAATTTGCTGCAATTCATCCTATGGGAGTGGGACGAGAGCACAGAACTTGTAAGTCTAATTCAGGCAAAACAAAACTGGTATAACTTGAACCAAACGCAGTTTTGGGAAAATTGGATCACTGACATTTTCGATTTGCGCACAGCAAACGAATTTGGTTGCGTGATTTGGGCGATCATTCTTGGCATTCCGCTAACTTACATTTTGCCAGCAAGCGCGGCAACAAACCCGTTCGGCTTCGGCCCTGACGGCGAAGACACAGACGCGAACGGTAATGAAAACTTTTTCAATTCAACATTTGCGTCAAATCAGACAGAACAGTTTGTGTTGACTTTGCCACAAAAGCGATTGATTTTGCAACTGCGCTATCGCCAGCTTGTTGCGCGCGGAACAGTGCCAGAAACAAACAAAATTTTGAAAGATTTGCTTGTTCCGAATTACGGCCCGATGTATGTAATAGACGGGTTGGATATGTCAATGCGCGTTGTGTGTGTCAACGGCATTCCTGCGTTTCTAAGCTTTCTTTTTTCGCAATTTGACTTGATACCGCGTCCTGCAACGGTCGATTTGATAGTTGTTGATGCAACTTACCCGGTCTTTGGCTTTGGCCCTGATGGTCAAAACACTGCCGCAAACAATAATCAAAACTTCTTCAACTCGGCTTTCACGCCAAACGGGTGATGTGCCCACACAAAAGGAACTTGTAAAATGGCTGTAACGAAATACTTTCTTTTTCCTTGGGCTGTCAACGGTGATCTGCAAACCGGCGGCATACCCAATCCGTTGAACACAAGCGGTTACGTGAGTTATCAGCAGGGCTTCACTTTCGACTATCAGCGCAATCTGTCAACAGACGCGCAAGCGAAGTCAATACAACGCACAACAATTAACAGCGTCTTAAATGACGTTACTGTTGCAATGCAACAATTGCAACAGTCCGGCGCGCCCGATTGGATCAGCGCGACGGCGAACGGGGGCACAGCGTTCGCCTATGACCAGGGTGCCCTGGTTCGCTACAGCAGCGGCGGGGTGGCGCCGTTTGCGATCTATGCCAATCTTGTGCAGGGTAACACCGCCACGCCCGGCGCCGATGCGTCTTGGCAAAATATGAGCAAAGTGTGGGCAAGCAGCACACCAATCCGGCCGATTATCGGGGGGGATGTTTTTGATGCGCCGCTCGCAAGCAGCACGGTTTACACGTCAACCCTGACTTTCACCGCCCCGTGCGACGGCTGGATTGACGTGCAATCGTTCGCGTTCATTCCGGGCGTGACGGACGCATTTTTCGGCATGTCTTACACAACTGAAAATGTGTCAAGCGTTGTTAACAATAGCGACAACCTGACACAGCAGTTCATCGGCAACGGGGTGCTAACTGGGCTTGTGTCGGCCGGTGCGGCCGTCACGGTCAATTTGCTCATCACCACACAAGCGGCGGCAATCAACCCGGCTTATTACATTGGTTGCAACCAGCTTTTGCGGTTCACACCGGCGCGCGGGGTTGACGGGTTGTAACTGCCGGCAGATCGAGCCGGCGAGCGCGCAAAGCGTTCGGCAATTCAAAACCGGGGAATAAAAAAGGGCGCCTAACTGGCGCCCTTTTTTATTGTTCTTGATCGTTAAGGTTTTTTATTGCTAACCGCATCCAATGCACGGCTTCCGAATGAGTTACAAAATATGAAATAGGGTGATCTTGCGGCCGAAATAGTGACCGCATCAAATCCCTAAAGCACACAGCAACACGTTCTTCCGGTGTCAAATCACGGTTCCATGCCGTGCGGCAATTGAATGCGCCATAGGGTAAATTTTTCAAAGTATTGCGTGATGACATTTGCTTTACTCCGGTTTTTTGTTATCCGTTAGATGGGGCGCATGCGGTTGCCGGGCGAAATTACGGCGCGGTTCCACGCAACGCGCGCGTTCTCAGGTTCATCCTCCGCCCACATTTCCCAAGTCACACTCTCGGCCGAAATGCGATAGACGTTCAGGATTTCTTGCAAGCTCATGTTGTCCCAAAGCGCTTCCGTCTGGCTGTCACACCAATGCATTAGCGATTGGGTTTCTTCGCGTGTCAAATCGGCGGCCAACCTTGCTTTAACAAAACACAACGCAAGCGCCTTGGGTTTGACGCAAATTGATTTTATCATTTTCTTCACTCCGGTTTGTGTTTCGGTAAGAGCAACTTAGCAAGGTTGAGCAAGCTTGTCAACAAGCAACTTTGCAACATGGACAATTTGTAATGTGTTCACGTTTTGTTCTTTCTGCCGGGCAAAAAGAAACCCCCAGCGCCCATGCACGCTGGGGGTTTCACTAGGCACCGGAAGCCGCTAGACGCCTGACCGGCGGGGGGCAAGTCAGGCGCCCGGCTGGCGGGCCGTAACGGTCATTCAGGCGCCGCTTCCTGTTTGACCGCACCGTTATCTATACGAATGACGCGCGCCCCTGCAACGTCAAATTCGTGATCTTCACCGGCTGCCATGGCAATGATCTTGAAGAACCGCCCTTCGTCCTTGTATTTTTTATTGGCCTTGGTGACGTAACTGGCAAGCGACAGTGCCGGTGTCGGAAAGCTGGGGGTTGCCTTCACGAAAAAACTGTCATAGCCGGTTGCGTCCGGCGCAGCCAAAGAACCAAAGGGGTATTTTTCGCGCTTTTGGCCAGGGTTGACGTTGCCAATATTGGCGGGCAGCTTCATCCGCTTGCCGCTATGTGCAACAATAACCTCGCGCTGCACACGCTGCACACGCGGCTTGCGCGTGGCCGCAGGGGCGGCCGTGGTGGCGGCGGCAATCGGTTCGGTGCCGGTGGTCGGATCGGCGGCCGGGGCTGCTGGCGCTTCGCTGGCGGCCGGGGCTGCTGGCGCTTCGCTGGCGGCCGGGGCTGCTGGCGCTTCGCTGGCGGCCGGTGCCTGGGGCTGCGGCTGCGGCAACAGTTCGCCGCCCTTCGCGGTCACCGCGTAAAAGATGCGGGCCGGGTCGGTCGGATCAACATTGCTGGGGGTTGGCGCAATGTAGCCGTCGCGCTCCAACTGCTTGACAAGCGGCGCTTTCGGGTTCGCAAACGCGGTGGCGCCCCCGGCGGCAATGTTGGTTAGCAAAGTCATAAGGTTAGCGGCAAGTGCGGTCATAGTGTTCCCTCTCGGTCGGTTGAAAAATTTCAACCCAAGCAACTTGGCCTAACGCTAGAGGAATGTCAACTGTGAATTTCGGCGCTTCATGGCCCCCAAGTTTTCCAACATAGACAGTGCAGTTTCCTCGTATTTAGCAAAGTCAACATCTGCCGGGAAGGTCTGCGGCAAGATCATTAAAGGGCGTCCGCCATCGGACATGCCAACCTTGTTGCCGTTTTTACAATAAGCAATGCAGCCGGTGACACCCTTTGCGTAATACCATCGCACAATCTTGCCCAAATACCGGCCATCCTTTTGTGCGCCCCCCGTGACCCGCTGCACTTTCAAAAAGCGCGTAATGTCTTTAGAGTTGCTAATTGTGTCAAGCAACGGAGTTCCTTTAGTCAAGAACGCAATAACGGCGTCTAAGCAAATAAACACGTCTGGGTTTTTCGACAACGGACTGTTTAAAGCAGAACCAACAAAAGCATAGTCCCCTTTCTGTTTCACCTTGCCGTCAACAGTTACAGCAATATAGTTGTTGACATCCCTAGAATACAACCCTTTATATTCTATTTCTTCCGTTTCCAGTTGCGTCAATACTTCCCAATTTTTCCAGATTGCGACAAATTCGCTGTAACGCTCTAGCCTGACCAAGCAAACAACCCCGTCCGTATTTGCCGACACTACATTAAACCCGTGCAAAGTCAAAATTTCAATAATCATTAACAAGGACAGTTGGCCGGTTAACGTGGTTTGCACCATCATTTTGGGGCTGTATAGTGTAGAATAAGGATCAGAAAGCTTGCCGAATGTGCCGTTACTTGCGATTTTCAAGCTGTCTGCTGTGACTTTATTGCCGGATTTCTTCGCGGAATAGCGTCTGTCAACAATGTTTTGCAAGGCTATCAAAAACGTTTCGCCCAAATGTTCTGGCGAAAAACCGTTTTTCAAAATCAAATTTGGATAATAGCCGGTCACGTCTCGGTCAAGTATGCGAAATTCACCGCATGTCAGCGTTTGCGATTTTTCTTGGCTGTGCAAGCCGCCCATGCCGATTGCAAAACGTCTGCCGCCTATAACGAAGCATTGGCCTTCAATTGTTTTCGGGCAAATTACGTGGCCACTATTTCCGATTTCAATTTCTGCCGCGCAAATTTCCGCAAGTTTTGCGTTAAATTCAGGATCGACAAAACGGATGTAAGCCGGTGCGTCATAGGTGAAAGTTGAGCCAACATATTCAGTAAAATCAACACGCTTAGGCTCTTTGCCTGTGATGCGCTTGATTTCTAAATTTATAATTTCTTGCGCTAATTGGGCGTCTGACCGGCTACGCAAGTCTTTGCCGAACTCTTGCCCAAGCGCGGCGCGCAATTCCAAATGCGGCGACAACTCGTTAAGAAGCAATTCGGTGTTGTCAAGATCATTAAAGCAGTATTGCCGCGTGACAGCTATTTGTTCCAAGTCCAGCACCGCAGCCGGATCAAAAGGAAGGTCTTGTAAATGTGGGCAATTAAGGCGTGCAGCATAATTTTTCAGACTGCCGGTCAGGGGCGCGACTTCAATCAAATCGACCGAATTGCCTTGATGCAGCCATAGCCCGTTTTGCTTCATTAGTTCGCGCGGTCTAACCCCTTGCTCAATTAAAGCAACGGTTGCGTCTTTCAATTCTTTTATGCCAAAACGCTGACTTAATGCCAGTGACAGCAGCACGTTGTCGAAATTGTGCCAATTAAAACCGACAATGCAAAAGCGGTCAAGCATAAATTGCAACCATTCCGATTGCACACGTTCGCCATTTTTGCTTTCAAAATAAGCAATTTTTCCTGTTGCAACGTGCTTGAACGCGGCAAGCCAATAGTTAGAATAGCTTTCCGTATCACCGACAAAAATTTCATTGTGCGGCAAAGCCAACAATTCTTCTTCGGTGAAAAATTGCCGCATTTGCATTAGTGTTTCCCAATGATCAAGCCGCGCAGGTTTTTGCTGGTAAATGCCCATGGACTGCCCACAGGAGCTATAAAGATTTGCTCCGCGAACGGCAAGATGATACGCCAATAAGCCGCAGAAAATTTGTGACCGTTTGGCAGGCCGGGAACTTTGTAAGAGGCTGCCGCGTGGTTTAGATCGGTATGGGTGGCCAGCATATCCGGCCGAAACACAATCAAATCATTTTCAATGAATTTTTCTAAAGCTTTCAACCCGTCAGCAAACCCTTTCCACAACGGCACGGGCGCAACGGAAGGTGTGCTTTTGAAAAACATCCCGTCTGTGTCTGGCCATGGGGTGACGTTCAAGCGGGTCTTGATAAAGCTTTCGTCATCAAAAAAAATGGTCAAGCTGTTTTCGGAAAAACCGAAGCTTACAACTGGTTTTTTCAGCTTGATCACGCAGTCAACGGCCTTTTTTGGCATAGCCTGACCGCCCGGCATTCCAAAGCCGTGCCAGTATTCAATTGCCAGCCCGCCATTGGTGGCGACTATTGTTTGATCTTTGAACAAAACCGATTGGTCAAAGGCGCGATCCCCCTTGCCGACACATAGCCTTGCGCAGATTTCTAAGCCATCCGTGACGGGTTTGCCGAGTGCGCCAACGGGCGCGTCTGGCAGGATTGGTTGCACGGTATCGGATGGCAAGACTGGCACAATGGCGCGGAAACTGCCCGATTTTACAGACAATTCTTGCGGGCTGATTTGCACCATTTGAAAGTTTGCAGTGCATTGATTTAGTGCGGCAAGAAGCTTTTCACCGTGCAGGCATAAATCAAGATCGGTCACCGTCTTAATGCCAAGCGCGAAAGTGTCATTTTGCGCGGTAACAATTCCGTTTGAAATCGTAACAAATGCCGAAAGCCCGGAAACGTCTGTTTTTTCAATGGCGGCGGCAGCAAATTTCAAGGCGTCAATTAGACGCAAGCGTTCATCGTTTGCCGCCGTGTCTTTTGCTGCCGCGCGTGCCATTTAGTATTTCTTGCCGTGTTCGCCAAGCCGGTGCGCGCGAGTATGATCAATGCGTGTGTAATTGAACTGCATTTTTTCATACCATGCTTGGGGCAGTTCCAAACCCAAACCGCCCGCCAAGTCCATAATTCTAATTATGGCATCGGCCAATTCTACCGTGATCATAGGAAAGCGCGGCAGTTTATCGTCTTGCAAGTTTTTGCGGTGGCCTTCCATGCCTTCGGCAACTTCGCTGACGATGAGCATAAGCAACTCGCCAACATTGCGCTTTATCGGTTCGCCCGTTTCCAGGCTTATCCACCATTTATGATTGCGCTTGTGAACAACTTTGATTGCGTCATCAAGCGCGGTCATAAACCGCAACATGGTGTCTTTGTCTGCGTTTTCTTCCTGTGTTGCCTTTTCGGCTTCATGTATCTTGTCCATAGTGTTACTTCCTTTCAAAACGGGATTTTTTCGTCGTAGTCCGGGCACAGTCTTTGCGCAGCACAAGCAAGCGCAAGCGGCGGCTTGGCTTTCCACTTTCCACATTGATCGTTAGCGGCGTCAAAATGCTCGCAATCTATGCAAGTTCCATGCGCCCATTTTGGCGCTGGTTCTGGTGGCCGCTTGTAGAAGGTTGTTGGTGCCATTTGTTTGCCCTTTAGCTGTAGGGAACTTCTTCGCTGGCGTCCGGCAAGAAATCGGGGCACATGGCTTGCGCGTTCGCAATGACCTTCATGGGCGGCGCCATGCTGAACTTGTCGCACAACCCGGTTGCCAAATTGCCGTGCTGACAATCGGCGCACGTCATGCGCACGGGCGCGGCCGGTTCCGGTTCGCGTTCAAGCAGCGTCTCGAAAAGCCCGTCAAGTTCTTTCGACAGTTCCGCCATTGCGGCGTTAATCCGATCTGACACCCATTGCCGGGCCGTTTCCGCGTCCTGCGCCATCACGGCGGCCGGGGGCGCGTGTGTTGGCGCGGCCGTGCTGCCGGGCGGCAGATAGTGGTTTGCGGGGGGCTGCGATGGCGCCGCGCCTTGAGCGGCCTGTGGCGCCGGATGTTCAACAGGCGCCATCATAGCACCCTTGGCGCCGGACTTCGGCGGCCGTCCTGGCTTTGGCGCGGCGGCTGCAACTTCGGGGGGAACACGGGTCATTTGGTCACTTCCTTTTTGATCGACAAGATTGCGGTAAATTTTTGTCCAACCAATAGGGCATAAAATCCGATTGGTTTCGCCTTGCACCGTTATGGTATAAGTGTCTTTGCTTATTACTGGCAGCTTCATCAAAACGCGGTCAACTTCAACTTCAACAAGCTGACCGATTAAAATGCTATTGACAGCCTCAATTCCTAACGCGGTGTTGAAGCTGCATTCATTAGTATTCATATTTCAAAATTTCTGGATATTTCTTATTTGTCCATACTTCAATATATTTCGGCATGACCAATCTGTCAACGTATTGCATCGCCTCATTGACTGATGATGGTATGAACCCCTCCGCCGGAAAGCGTTGACGCCACCAATCGCGCCACTTTTTTAGAGCAAATGGTTGCGGGCTTTCAACTGTAACAAATTCGACAAATCTTTGCAAGCCGCATTGATAGGTTGCTTTCATAACCGGCCTATCGTGCGGCCCGGCATCGCGTTTCAAGTGCTGTGTATAATATACGTGATTGACAGCGAAGCGTTCAACAAGTGGCAAATCACTGCGCACAAGGGGCGCGTCACCGGCCTTTTCTGTGTAGCCGATCCTGAATTGAAAAGGTTCGCCGCAGCCAATGCACATGGCCGCGCTGGCGTAGTTATACGTGCCACAAGCCGGGCAAATTTTCACAGGCGCGTCACCGCCGCCTTTGACCCGCTGTTTGGGTATATAAGGATCGTCAATGGTGCCTAGCCGCTGTGCGTTGCGGCCGTGATCCGTCACAAGGCAATTCGATTTGCGCCAGCCATTAAATTCAAACGGCCGGGTGCCGCGCCCAAGCATTTGCACCCATAGGCCAACTGACATTGTTGGACGCAACATAATAATGTGATCAATTGCCGGATAATCAAGGCCGGTTGTCGCAATACCGTTGTTTGTCAACGTGTCAATTTCGCCGTTTAGATATTGCGCAATGATTTCGTCGCGCTGACCTTCCGGCATTTTGGAATGCACAGACTTCGCTTTAAGCCCAAGCGCGCGCAGCATATCGGCTGCAAGGTCTGCGTGTTCAACGCCAGTGCAGAACACAAGCCGCGTTGTTCGATCCTGGCCCTTATGCAAGCTTTCTTGCAATGCTGCCCATGTCACGCGCTGGTCAGCCGTGACTTCGTTTAACTGACCCTTTGCATATTCCCCTTGTGACATTTTGACGCCGGACGTGTCATAGGCAATATCGGTTTGTTTTGCAATTGGCGGAACAAGATAGTTCTCGCTAAACAGGCGCGCAAAGCCGCGTATGTTGCAAATGTTGTAAATTATATCTGTGAAAATCGGGCCGTTTGTCAGCAACCCCATACCAGTGCGCCAGCACGTTGCCGACAAGCCAATCACTTTTAATTTTGGATTGACGGATTGCAACTGCGCGATGATTTTCAAATATTCTGCGTCAACGTTGTCGCCAATCAAATGCGCTTCGTCAACTAGCAGCAAGTCAATATGACCAAATGCGCCGATGACATTTGCAACGGAAGATACAGAACCAAAAGTAATTGGGAAATTAAAATCACGCCGCTTCAACCCGGCCGAGTATATCCCGGCCGGTGCATCTGGCCACGCGCGCAGCATTTGTTTGTAATTTTGCGCAACAAGCTCTTTTACATGCGTCAACACCATCATACGGGTGTAAGGATACCACTGCAAAACCTTCGCGCAAAATTGCGCGATCACAACACCTTTGCCGCTTCCTGTGGGCAAGGCAATTAAAGGGTGCCCGCTCTTTTCATAAAAGTATGCAAATAAAGCGTTTTGCGCTTCGTCTTGATACCAACGGTTCTGATGCGCGGCTGTGTTCATTTGCCAAATTCTGCCCACATGGGGCAACCTTTTGGAATTTCGGATTTTGGAATATCTTTGCCGAATTTTGCGCAGTGCCAATCCTGACCGGCCACTGGCCGCGAATGCGCACAACTGCGGCAATTTTTTTCTGCCGGTTGGCCGTTGTGACAAATCGGCACCATGGGGCAAAACTCGCAATCTCTATGCGCGGCGCTTCCTGCCACCCGGCCGGGCAGCACTGTTGCAAAAACAATTTCTTGCGCTTTGCGGGAAAGGCTTTCGCCGTGTGCAAAATCAAGCTCAACAATTTCAATATAAATGTCATCGTCATTTTTGTTCACGGCAAAATAAAGACCATATTGGATTGAGTGATACCACCCATATTCCGACATTTGACTAAAATGTTTTGGCTTAGCTAATTGCACCTTGTTGGCTAAAAGGTTGCGAAAAGATTTCCAGTTGTGCGTTTTTATTTCAAGCACAAGCGGCATATCAAGTGCCATTTCTGGCGGCAACAGTGCTACACCGTCAAGCGATCCGCCGTGATGCTGGTCTTGAAATATGCGAATTTGCTTACCGTCTGGCGTGTGACTGTGAACAGTCAGGCCGGCCGCGCGCAACCATTCAATTATGCGGTCTTCTTCGCGGTGGCCGCGATTGAACAATCGCAGCATGCGGCCGTCAAAAACTTCGCGCCCCATCCAGCGAAAGGAATAGACAAGCCGCCGCTTGCACTTCTCGCCAATTTCAGAAGCGCCAAGGTGCGAACGTGGCCCTTCTGAATACAGCTTGACACAAGCGGCGTTAATCCGCTCTTTCAGCGTTTCCGCCATGGCAGTTCGCTGCAAGCCGGTCAATCTGACTTGCATTTAAGTCTTGTCTTCCAATTCGGGAAAAAGTGTTGTTCCTTTCCGCCATGTGCCATCGTTATTTGCGCGCCAAGCTCGCATTTTTGACGCAAGTGCATACGCTTCGCCAACTTGCGCCTTGTCGCTTTCTGGCCTGTTGCCCTGGCCGATTTCAGTTGCACGCCGATGTGCCCAACTTTCAACAAGCGACGGCGCTGATGGATCGCGGGCAAGCAAGACAAACATCGGTTCATCCGGCATGGCGCGCGAAAAACAACCGCTCGCAAGTTCTTCGTTTTTTGTCGCCACGTTTGATCCTCCAAAAAGTTGCCGCCGATCAAAAGACCGGCGGCAGATTGCATTTTACCGTGCCCAACCGGGCGCGGCGCCTTGTGGCGGCTGTGCCCAACCGGGCGCGGCCGGTTGGGCCGGGGGCTGCTGTTGGGCTGGCGTGGCCTGCTGCTGGCCGCCCCACGCGGGCTGTGCGGCCAGTTGCGCTTGCGGCTGTGCGGGACCGCCCCATGCGGGTTGCGCGGCCTGCTGCGGCTGCTGTGCGCCACCCCAAGCCGGTGCGGGCTGCTGCGCCGGGGGCTGCTGTTGGGCTGGCGTGGCCTGCTGCTGGCCGCCCCACGCGGGCTGTGGCTGGGGTGCGGCGTTGGCCTGACCACGCACGGCGGGGTTGCCGTTCCGATCCAACACGGCCGAGATTTGGGTATATTTTTCGTTACCCGGCTGCGTTTCCACAACAATCATGAAGGGAATGCCGAAAAATTCCTGGCCGTGCTGGCCGTTGCCGTGCGGCGGCGGTTGGGCAACAAGGTCCAAGATGCCGGTGCAATGGCAAATGGCAGAAAGCTGTTTGCCCGCGATTTCGGCCGCCTGGGTTGATGAGTTCCACAAGTTCAAGCGATAGGGGCCGACAAAACCCTTGTGCGGGCCGTCAATAATTTCAAGCTGGAACACCAGCATCCCGCCGCTGTTGTCTTTTGTCGGCGTGACCGCGCTGCTTTTGGCAATAACCAAATGTCGCCCAAGCGGGAACGATTGGCCCAATCCCGCCGGGTCAACGTTCGCTGCGTTAAACCATCCCATTTTATTACACTCCGTTGATTTTGCGAATGATATGGGAAATGTCGGCTGGTTCCCATAAATCCAGCATGCTTGAACGGTCCCGCGTGTAGCGTGTGTGACCGTTTTCCTTGCATCTTAGTGCGGAATAGTCGGCGCCGGGGGTGGCGCCTTCATGCCGCGAAACGTAAAACACTTCGTCAAAAAGGTAAGGTTGCGCAGGACCAAGCTTAGGAACTGCGCAAAACGGTTCGACCCTTTTAACAAGTGTTGGCTGATTGGTTTCCCCTGGTTTCCAAGTTCCAACCGGCGCCGGAATTTCTTCAGTAACTTCTAACGCCTTGCACGTCATCACTAAATGTTTGGGAATGGAAAGAAAAGCGTTTATTACTTCCATTGTGTCATCGTATGTTGCTGGCGAGTATAAACGCCTATCCCGCAAACGTTTGGCGTTTGCTGTTAAAATGCTTTCCGAAAGGCTGCTGCTGCTGTCAAAAAAGAAAAGGTTGAATTTGGAAGCTTCGCGGCTACCCTTGGCCCAATTGATAACTTCCATTGCTTCTTTCTGCGTCTGCGCGATCACATAGGGCAACCGCGCGCGACGAAGCGAAAGCGTGCCGGGTTCCGTTGCAATTAGCAGCGTGTCGGGATACGTCGCCGCAAGCGGCGTTTTGCCAGCACCAGCAAGACCGTAAATGAACATTTTGACAAGTCCAGTTGCGGAATTGCCGGTGTTGTAAATCTGCATTTTATTTACCGGACGCCTTCAGCGCGGCCTGAATTGCCGTGAACTCTTGGTGAATGAGCGCAAATGTTGTGCTGCTGTTTGCAACGTGCGCCGAAACGATTGTGTGCAACTGTTCGATTTTCGCGGCCAGTGTTTCAAGCGTCACCGCTGGCGCGACAAATTCCGGCGCTGGTGCGGCTGGCGCCTTGACGCTTGCTTTGCTGGACACTTGCGCCGCTTGTTCAAACGGTTGTTCAACTTTCACCGGCGCTGGCACATAGCCGGTTGGCGCGTCAGCTGCGGGCGTTCCTGCGGGCGCCTCAACCAGCGATGGGGTGGCCGGGTGCGGCGCCTGACCCTGGCCGGTTTGGAAAGGTGCCGCCGTTTTGCCAATTTCAAAAGGGTTATTCATCGTCTTCATCCCTTGCGTTTTCGGGTTTCAATGTGGGCATGCCGGGCCGGATTGAAACAAATCCGACAAGCATTTGACGGGCCGCGTCTGGCAATGCCAAAAACGCGGCTTCGCTTACCTGGGGTTTCCAGGTAACTACGGCGAACGGATCGACTTCGGGAAACAAATCGCCCATTTGTTCAAGACGTTCGATTAAAACGTCTTGGTCGACCGTTGCTGGTATAGAATAAGCCAATTTTACGTTTGCAATTATCCCGTGCGACACGTTGCGGCCGGGCTTAGGTTCGGGAAACAACTCGGCAAAAAGCAATAAACGCAACTCTTTTTCGTCGCGTTTCGCTAGCTGCATACGTTCGCCTGCCAACTCCCAAAGGCGCCGCATGACGTTTATCTTGTATTTACTCGCCATGCACGCCCCCGGATCAGACAGCGCGCATCCTAGCTGCGCGGCGCTTTGGCTGTCAACTGGTTTCCTTAGTCGGCTAGGGGTTGCGCTTTGACTACCTAAGTAGTATTACCCATACCCTAAGCTGGGGACGTTTTCAATGAGTGGTGATCTTTTGCTAGAGCGGACACTAAATCTAGTGGTCAACCGCCCCCGCGCCATGACCTACCTAGTGTTGGCCGACATGGTTAACAGCGTTCTGCCGGACGGCGAGAGCATCACCCCCGGATGGTTGGAACAATTCGCAACCCGGCGCATTCGGCGCCCTGACGTTACTAAAGTGCAGCGAATTTATGAAGCATTGAACGGCGCGGCGCTGTTTCAGTAGCATTCGGCTGCGCGTAGGGGTTGTGTCTGGTGCTGTTTCATCAAATTCCGCTAGAAATGCAACAGCTTCGGCAATGGATTTGCTGGCGCGAGGTTGAATTAAAAGAAGTTGACAAAGACGGCGCCGAAGTAATTAGAAAGACCAAGCAGCCTTTGCGGCCGATTGACGGGCGCCTCGCCAGCGTGACAAATCCGCTTGATTGGGCAGATTTTGCAACCGCTTGCATGTCGGCTGTTAATTGTCACGGCGTTGGGTTTGTCTTCACTGCGTCCGATCCTTATACCGGGATTGATCTTGACAACAAGGCAAACGATCCGACCATTGCAAAGCAAAATCAAGAAATCATTGCTTATCTTGACACTTACACCGAAGCTTCGCCGTCCGGTGTCGGATTTCATGCAATAACAAAAGCGGTTTTGCTAGGCAAAGGACACAGGCGCAACAGCGTTGAAATTTATGACCGCGAAAGATATTTCACGTTCACTGGCAACCGCGTTGGCCCGCACGATGCGCCACAAGAGCGGCAAGCACAAACAGCGAAAGTTTATTCTTTTGTGTCGCCGCCGGTCGAAACGCCAATGTTCAAACCCATTGGTGAACCGCAAACGCTATCTGACTACGATGTGCTTGAACGCGCCAGACTAGCAAGCAATGGCGATAAATTCAATCGTTTGTGGTCTGGCGACTGGCAAACAGATTACGGCGGCAAATCGCAATCTGAAGCTGACTTTGCAATCATCAACATTATTAGTTTTTATTCCCGCAACTATGACCAGACGGTTAGGCTTTTTCGGCAATCCGGTTTAGGTAAGCGTGAAAAGGCACGGCGCGGCCCTTATGTCAGTTCCATGGTCAAACGGTCATTTGACCGCATGCCGCCAGCGATCCCGATTGCCCACATTGGTCCCGATCCATGGTTTAACGCCCGCGATTGGGAGCCGTGGCAGGGCAAGCCCGGCGCCGTGATCTTGTTCGCGCCCTATGTGCCGCCGGTCTTCACGGCGCCAGCGGAAGCCGATTTACCGCCGCCCATGGTCAATATACGTGACTTGCCGCCGATCCCTGGCCTTGTTGGCGATCTAATGCGGTTCACGTATAGCGCGGCGGTTTATCCGGTGGCGGAGGTTGCTATAGCGGCCGCGCTGTCTATGGCGTCAACCCTATTCAGTCGGACGCATCGGTTCGGCAGCAACGGCCTTGCGCTGTGGTTGCTTGTCCTGGCCAAAACGTCAACCGGTAAATCGTTCGGCTTTGATGCACAAAACAATATACGCAATGAATTGCTTCGTATTTTCGACAACCCGCAAGGCGGCCCGCAATACAAGCAGCGCACGGAATTTTTGACAAATTTGTTCATGCAAGAGTTTGGCAGTGCGCCGGGTCTGGCGCAACACATGCTTGAAAACCCTTCAACACTTTTTCAAGCGGATGAATTTGTCAAAGACATTAAGCGTATGTCAAGCCCATATGCTAATGGCAATGATCAAAGTTTATACAAGGGGTTGCTGAAGCTGACAGACGCCGCTAAGCCGGGAAATACTTATATCGAAACGGCATATAGCAAACGCGGGCAACAAGGGCAACAGCGCGAATTGCGGAAAGTGCATAGTGCGTGTTTGACGGTGTTTGCAACAGGAACACCGGCCGAGTTTTACGACAACTTGACTGCTGGCGTTTTGAACGAGGGGTTGATACCGCGCTTCCTGATCCTAGATTATACTGGTTATATGCCAGAGGAAAACACGCAACCTGCAACCGTGTCGCGCGAATTGCTGCAAAAGGTTGAAGCGTGCATTAACATAATGTTGCGCAAACGTGATTTTATGACCGGGCAAAAGACAGATTTTATAAATGTAGAAATTGAACCAAACGCAGACTATTTGCTTAGAGAATGGAAATTTGTTTGCCGTGAAAACATTCTTGCCGCGCAGAAAGCCGACACGCCAGCGGCGGGTATTTGGTCGCGCGGCACCGGCCGGGCCGCACAAATCGCCGCGCTAATAGCCTGCGGCGTCAATCCAAACGCGCCGGTTGTCACGCCTGAACATGTCGCGCTGGCCCGGCAAATTGTTGAGCATTCTCTAACGCATCTGACTGGAAAAATCGTGCGCGGTGAAACCGATGTGGGCGACACCCGGCTTGAAGCAGAGGTTAGATCGTTTATAGACAGGTTATTGCGCGAAGGTGGTGGATTTGTTGGCCCCCGCACATTCAACCCTGCTATCCTGTCACAAGGTTTTGTGCAACTGCAACCGATGAAGACATACTTGACAAGGCTTGCATCATTTAAGCGCGCCAAGATGGGCGAAAATCGCGCGTTTGACGATACAATCATGGGATTAGTCAATGTTGGCGCAATGGAACGCAAAGATTTTAAAACAGACAACGGCCGGACCATTAAAGCGGTGAAGCTTTTAATCTAGCTTTCCGTTGTTTTGCTGCAAACTGCGCGCCATGTGACACCCGGTGCCATTAAATCAGGGTTGTAAAACAGCATCGCTTGCAATGCAACACATCGCGGATATTCAACTGGTTGTGAAAAAGCAATGTCGATCTTAGCGCCATTGGTGATCACAACAACTAGCACCCACAAACCTGTCATTTGTCCGCCCCTTTAACCAACGCCATTGTCAAGCAAAACGCTGCGCCAAATATGAGCAACTCTGCAAAATACCAGCTTGCCGGTGCGTGGCCAAAATAGGTTAGCTGATCAAAAGATAAGCGGTGAATTATGGCGCCGGTCATTCCTTTGGCCGCCGAACCGCATCGGGCAACCTGTGGGCAAGTGCGGTGGCATTTTCAACAGCGCGCAATTCTGCGTTCTTCCATTCCCAACCAATTCGCCAATATTTGTGCTTACGGGTATCTGACGGCCAAGGGTTTACAGCAACGCCAAAATTGGCAAGTCTGGCGGATTGGCCTTGCTTATAGGCTGACCATTCGTCGGGTGTGAACTTGGCCATTGTGCATGCTTTCGGTTCGATAGGTGTTTCAGTTTCAAGCGGCGCACTGTTTAACAAATTCTTTTCCGACTTTCACCGGGCCGAACCTTCCTTCAATTAGCACCGAAATCCGGTTGACTTTTAGAACGCGGCAAACACCATAGAAGGTTGTTTCGACCATCATGCCCGCAACCACGGCGCAAGCCCCCACGCGGGCCGTATGAGCCGCTAGAGCGTCACCGGCCATCACAACGTCGCGCGCTTCCATGGCATCGGCTTTCCGGTGCAACGCGGCTGCTTCGGCGGCTAATTCACCGGCCTTAACAACCTTACCACGCTCGCGCTCGCGCTGCTTTGCAAACCGGCGCCCGGCCGCGTTGCTGTAGGCAGGTTGCGTCCAAAACGCATAGTCATCGTTAACCGTGGCGCGCATGGCGCTGGCGCTTGCTAGAAGCTTGTTCGCATGCGCGCGCAAGGTAGCAACTCGCGCATCAAGATTTGTTTGGCGTTCTTCGCGGGTTTTTGTCATGTGCGCATACTTTCAATTGTAGGGATTGCTTATCACAAACGCTTCTGCTTCGTCAAGCGTAGCAAACCTTGCAACAACGTTTGGCCGCTTACCTTCCCTAACCTGTTCCAGCGTTACGGTCGAAGCATCCCGCACAAAATAGATGCGGTCTGCTTCCTGTTCCTTACCATTCCTAATCCAATGCCGAATTTCGCAAATTTGAAATCTGCTAAGGTGGCCGCAGACAGTCACGTTAAGTTCCGTGCCTTCAACCATAAACTGCGGATGGTTTGACGGTGTGACGTTTTGCCAGTTCAAAAACAAGAGCTTCATGCTGCCAACTCCAAAACTTGCGCAAATGTCAGAATGCGGCCGCAGCCGTTGTCATTGATCTTGTAGCCGCGATCCCCATTTGCAAAAGGCATATCGGTTCCGGCCGCAGGAATGACCGTCGCGCCGTAAATTGTCACACCCTTGCGGGCAAGAGCGGCAATGGTCTTGGCAGAAAAGTCACGCATGCTAAGAACTCCAAACCGGGGCGGGATTGCTTGCCGGTAAAAGCAACTTAGACAACACCAGCAAGGTTTTCAACAGTTATTTTGCGTCAACTTTATCGGCAAAATAGACCAACGGGAAAGCGGCAATAATGTCAGCCTGCTGTT